ATACAATAGACTTTATGCATTAAATATTAACGCCAGCAATTCTGCCAATCTACAGAGAATCAAAAGAGTTGGTGGGGAAGAAGACTACTACAATCAGACTGGGCCGAAATCCGCCACCGTTTCCGCTACAATCGTTCCTATTACGGGCGCGGGACTGAATCAGATCACTGGTTTCTTAGCTTTGACTGGCGATTTTACAAGCGGCTCCTACATTCAGATCCCCAGTTATCGTTTTGACAAGTGTTTTCTGAAAAGTTTCGGAGCCGTTTTTGAGCCTTGGAGAGTTTGTCAAGTTTCTTTACAGTTTGACTCTTACGGAATGGCAACAGGCGCAGGCATCACCTCCCAAACTCCGTCAGAATCATCTTCAAATTTAATTTCACCTTTGCGCGGCACTTCAATTGCGATTACAAATGCTGGGTATTTTTCTGGGCCAATCACTGAATACGAAAATATTTCTTTTGAGGTTTCTGTTGACCGCGCAGCAAATTATGAGATTGGTCAAGAGTATCCTACAAAGGTGAGCGTTGCGCGAATCACTAAAACATTGCAGATTAACGGCATATCAAACTTGAATTGGATCTCTGATTATCAGCCAAATCAGACGATGAACTGTCAGATTACGATGGCTGATAGTAATGTGATTGGTATTACTGGGGTGCTGACTAACCAATCTTTTTCAGTAGATGCTAACGGAGTTGCAAAAACTAACCTCACAGTTGTTGAGGAGATGGTTTAATTTATGGCCAAAAAAGCCTCAAAAAACAAAAAGAATAAACCCGCAGAGATCATAATTCCTCAATTAAACCATGAATTAAAATTCAAGGAGCGGAAATTTAAATTTAGCGAAAAACAGCAAGAGTTGCTGAAAATATTAATGGATGAAAAAACGAAGTTAGTATTTATTGCTGGTCCAGCAGGAACATCAAAAACTTTTATGGCGGTTTATGCCGCCTTAAACCTAATCAAAGATTCAGAAAAGGAGATAGTATATGTCAGGACTATTATTGAAAGCGGCGAAAGATCGCTAGGCTCCCTGCCGGGAACGATCAACGAAAAGTTCCAGCCATTCCTCCAGCCATTAGAAGACAAAATTCATGAGATTATAGAACCTACTGATGCCAATAGGCTGAAAGAAGATGGCCTAATCTCAGCAATTCCAGTTAACTTCCTCAGAGGCAGTACTCTTTCTGATAAAATCGTTATTGCTGATGAAGTGCAAAACTTTACCCATAAAGAGATTACAACACTTATCACTAGAATTGGTGAAGGCTCAAAGATCTTCCTTTGCGGCGACTTTATGCAGTCCGATATGCGCGGCCAGAATGGCTTTGAAGACTTTTTCGAACTGTTTTCCGATGAGGAATCGGGTCAAAATGGCATACTAACATTTAAATTTACGGAAGATGATATAAAAAGAAGCCAAATCCTGAAATTCATTGTAAAGAAGATAGATAAAGCTATCAATGAGCAGAGGGGAAATAAAAATAGCAATCCTAAGTAATTGGGCCAATATCGTCAAAATATTTGGAGGTATTGGTGTCGCCTGTGTTCTTTTCTATCTTAATGCAACTTATGTTACGAAGAGCGATTTTAGTCCTGTTGCTCAAGAAATAAAAGTTCAAGCGCAGCAAATTTCCTATGTAAACGCCGAGGTAAAAAATATATCTCGGCGTTTGTCTAAGATAGTAGATGATGAAGGAGATCCAGTAAATACTGATAAGATGGTTGAAATTCAGAAAGATATTGCTAAAATATTAATGAGAATGGAAAACCTTAATGAAAAGGTGGACCGTTTGGATAAAAACAAATAAATATGTCCACTGTTTTCTGCTCTAGTTGCGGAGCAAAGCATCAACATGCTGGTTTTCCGCCTAACTTCTGTTCGAAATGCGGCTCGCCAATGACGGCTAAAGCCGTTCAGCAGAGTTCGGCTAGAGCGCAAGCCCCAAAGGTCTCAGCCCCTGCTGATGACGAAGAGCTTTCAGAGGATCAGAGTGACATTAATGAGCTTCCTCATTTGGACAAGTTAGACGTAGAAATCTCTATCGAAGGAGGCTTTAGAGCCTTCAGTTTAGAAGAGCTTTCTAGCTCGCCAACGACAGCAAGAACTCAAAAGTTCAAGCCAGTTCGTCGTGATGGCATATCCGACTTGTCCCCTCAAAAATACGGAAGCTCAAAGAATGAGGCGAAAGATTAAGTACGAAGAAAAGCAGGACGTAGTAGATCGGATCATCGAGAAACAGAGATATATGTGGCAGCTAAGGGCTGTCGCTTGGATGGATTTCGAAGATGTGGCGCAAATAATCAGATTCCACATTTCCAAGAAGTGGCATATGTGGAAGCAAGATCGTCCACTTGAACCTTGGCTAGCTAGAATAGCGTCAAATCAAATAAAGAATCTTCTTAGGAATAATTATTCTAATTATGTTCGCCCTTGTTTAAGCTGCAAGTATAATCAGGGTAACGAGCCGCCAGCTTGCTCGATCACCCCAAGCGGTTTACAGTGTTCTGAATGCCCGCTTTATAGAAAGTGGGAAAAGACAAAGAAGAGCGCTTACGATGTTAAGCTTTCTGTTTCTATAGAAGGCCACATAGATAACGTCTATGCGATGAAAGATTCTAGTTTGGACATATTGTCCAGCGCGAATCGGCTTCACGAAGAGATGAGGCTTTATCTGGCGCCAAAGCAATACAAAGTTTACGCAAGACTGTTTATAGATGGAGCAGATGAAGAAAAGGTGGCGGCAGAAATGGGATACAAAACAAACGAAAAGGGCAAGAAGGCTGGGTACAAACAAATCAAGAATTTAAAAAAGCTTTTTAAGCAGATCGCTTTAAAGATTCTACAAAACGAGGACATCATTACTGGCTATGAATCTAGAAATTAAATTTACCCCAGAAGATGGAGAGAAGATCAAGAAGCTTGCCGCTGAATTTCCTGATTTAAATCTAATCACAAGGAAGTTCTTTAATGACGAAGAGTTGGATGGCAGAAGCAAGCAAGGCATTGCAATCAGGGCTTTTTTAGCTTCAAATAAAATTAATTATAAGACTTCTAAATATCAGAAAGTTGGTAGCTTACCACTCACTGATGAGCAAAAAGATTTTATTGAAGCTCAGTCTAAAGTGGGTACGGCTAGCCTTCAGATCGCAGAGCTTGTTTATCCTGACAAATCGGTTGTACAGTTAAGTGTTGAACACCGTACTGTAATGGAGTATTTGCGCTCAATTGGAAATGGCATTATGCCAGAGAATGAGACCGCGCTTGGCGTCAAATATCAAGTACCGCGCTCAGTTGAGCGGGTAATAAATAAAATCAATGCAGCTACGGGCGAGAACTTAAACAAAGAAAAGATCAGCCGCCACCATAAATACTGCATAGATAAGCTTGGTATCAATTTATCCAATTCCCGCTTCCAAAAGATCATCAATTGCTACACATCTCAAGAGGACAGAACAATATTTGAGGACGAGTTTATACGTATGACTTGGGACAAGCCTGATCTCACTGCGGACGAGGTTAATTTGTATATGAATGTATGCAAAGAAATCATTAACCTCGAAACTACCTCGCGACACTTAGACAAGCTTAATAAGATGTTTGAAGAAACCCAAGAGCAGAACGAGATGAGTATTCGTTTGGCCGAAATTATCAAGGCCAAAAGTAGCGAGTATCACCAATGCGAAGGGCGCGTCGAAAGTCTTATTAAAAAACTGCAAGGCGATAGGGCGGGTAGAATCAACGCAAAACAAAAAGAAAATGCTTCTGTTTTATCTATCGTCCAGATGTTTCAAGACGAAGAAGAGCGCGCCAATATGGTCAAAATTGCAGAAATGCAAAGATCTCTTGTTAAGGATGAAGCGCAAAGACTAGAGAGTATGGTAGAATGGAAAGCTCGTATTCTTGGTATATCATTAGATGATGCAGTGTAAAATATGCGATCTTACTTTTCCCTCAGAAAGAAGTTTGCATGCTCATTTAAAAAAGCATAAGACTTCTTTAGCAGAGTACTATACGACTTACTATCCCCGTAAAAATCTGCTAACAGGAACGCTATTGCCGTTTAGGGATAAGGAATTGTATTTTGAAAGAGATTTTGAAAATAGAGATCAGCTTTTGCGATGGTGTGAGATAGAGTCGCCAGAAAAAGTAAAAGCTCAAATTAAAAAGATGCTCGCGCACAGGATCGAGAGCAAAGAGTTGAAGTATGCTCCATCATATCTTGAGCTAGAGACAAGCGAGATGCCTACAATTGATTTGTATAAGAAGCATTTTGGCTCTTATTCTAAAGCTTGCGACGAAATTGGCGCAGAGCCTATGTTCAGAAGAAGCCTGCCAAAAAAGTTTCACGAAGACTTTTCTGAGATCGAAATCTTTGTAGATACTAGAGAACAACAACCTTTAAGTTTCAAAAACGAGAAGCAAGTTAAGCTAGATTTTGGCGACTACACCGCCAGCGGGGCCAATTATACAAAAACATTTGTGGACCGCAAGTCAGAGTCTGATTTTAAAGGAACTTTAGTGGGAGATAACCTAGAAAGGTTCAAGCGCGAGCTTCAAAGGACAAAGGAGATGGGGTGTTATCTGTTTATTGTCGTGGAATCCACTTTAGAACGTATAAATAGTAATAATGACTTTACTCCTCATAAGGCGAATCTTAAATTTATTTACCATAACATGAGATTACTGCAACACGAATTTGCGGGGTATTGTCAATTTATATTCTCGGGTAACAGAAAGAACAGCGAGGTTCTTATTCCAAAGCTTTTGACTATTGGCAGTCCGCTTTGGGATGTGGACGTTCAATATTTTCTAGACAAGGATTATTTATGGCTTGGATCGAAGGAAATCAAAAACGAAACAGCGCCTTCAACAAGGTAAACGAAGAAATCCTTAAACAAAAGGGTTATATCGAAGAGCGGGACGCAAAAATTCTACTCTATAAGTTCCTGCGCAATAACATATCGTTTTCTTCCGAGATGATCTGCGGCGTAAAGCTGTTCCCATTTCAACACCTTGCTATTAAGACAATGTTTGAGACAGACTATTCAATGATGGTCTGGAGTCGTGGTCTTTCTAAGAGTTTCACTTGTGCAGTTTTTGCATCCTTGGATGCGATTCTAAATCAAGGAGTGCATATTGGCATCGTTAGTAAAACGTTTCGTCAGGCAAAAATGATTTTCCGCAAGATCGAAGAGATTTCGGAAAAACCGCAGGCCGCATTTTTAAAACAATGTATTACCAAGTGTACTAAAAGCTCTGACGAGTGGACGATGGAGATCGGAAGAAGCAAGATCACTTGTCTACCCCTTGGCGACGGTGAAAAACTTCGTGGCTTCCGCTTCCACAGAATGATGATCGACGAGTTCTTGCTAATGCCGGAAAGAATCTTTAACGAAGTTATCATTCCATTCCTTTCTGTAGTTCAAAACCCAACAGAAAGAAAACAAGTATATGACTTGGAGACTGAACTAATTAAGCGCGGCGATATGAAAGAGGAGGATCGGTTCCGCTGGCCTAACAACAAGATCATTGTGCTATCTTCGGCGTCTTATCAGTTTGAGTATATGTACAAGCTTTACAAGCAGTACGAATCTTTAATTAGTTATCCAGAGAAAGATGGTAAGGGCGGTGCAACAAGAGCGATCCTGCACTTTTCTTATGATGTCGCGCCTCAAGGTTTGTACGACGAAAGTCTTTTGACCCAAGCGAAGTCTACAATGTCCGAGTCTCAATTTATGCGAGAGTTCGGATCTAGATTTATGGACGACTCTTCTGGTTATTTCAAACTCAGCAAGATGCACGAATGCACTATAAAGGCTGGAGAGGGGCAGAGCATCGAGCTTGCGGGGGAAAGAAACGCAGAATACATTCTTAGCTTTGATCCTTCTTGGGCAGAGAACGAATCGTCTGACGATTTTGCAATGAATGTTATCAAACTCGATAAAGCTAACAAAAGAGGCATTCTCGTTCACAATTATGCAGTCTCTGGAACTAACTTAAAAAAGCATATCGAATATCTTCATTATTTGATGACGAGCTTCAACGTTGTTGCAATGTGCGGAGACTATAACGGCGGTGTCCAGTTCATCAATGCGGCAAACGAAAGCGAGCTATTTAAGAATGCAAAAATTGAAGTTAAGATGTTTGAGGCTGATTTTGATTCGCCGGAAAATTATCAAACTGAACTTCGTAAAGCTAGATCAGTTTATAATTTAGAGCAGAAGCGCATTTGTTATTTGAGAATCCCAACTAGCCCTTGGATAAGGTACGGTAACGAACTTCTCCAGTCAAACTTTGACCACCGTAAAATCTTGTTCGCAGCAGAAGCTGTTAATGACGACTTTACTACTCAAAAGGGTAAGACTATCCCTATTAAGAACTTAAAGTTCGTGAGGGATCAAGAAGACAGTCAAAGCATTGAAGCTAAGATGGTAGATTTTGTAGACCATCAAGCGGATATGATAGAGCTTGTCAAAGCTCAGTGTTCGTTAATTATTCCGACAACTACTGCTAATGGTCACCAAAGTTTTGATTTGCCGCCAGAATTAAAGCGTCAGAGTGGCGCAGAAAAGACAAGAAAAGACTCTTACTCTTGTCTTGTTTTAGGAAACTGGATGACAAAAGTTTATTTCGATATGATGGATTGTCAGATGCAGACAGTTTCTTCTACTTTTACTCCGTTTTTTGCTCGCTAAATGAAAGTAAAAGAAAGTACTTTTAGACTTTTGCGTGTAACTTTTAATATAAAGGACTATTAAAATGGCGCGCTCTTATATTAAGAAATCCGAGTACTGGAATAAGAACAAGAAACCAGAAGCTGTTTTGCAAGCTCCAGTAGAGCCAAAACTTGTTGGAGGTTCTTATTTTAACGATATATCAAAAGCTTCAAGAACATCTTCTAGCTCATCTTCGACTAAGAGCAGAATACCAGCCAATGGCACTGATAGTAATATTCGTAGATATGCTCTATTGAGCCAAGGGCTACTACCTTTTGATTTTTCAAAAGATGGCGTAGATGTTAGAGACTCTATCTTGCTCTGTCAAAAGGCTTATGCAAATGTCGCGATTGTAAGAAACACAATTGATATTGCCACTGAATTTGCCAATACAGATATTTATCTTGAGGGCGGTACAGAAAGAAGCAGGGAGTTCTTCAGCAAATGGTTTAAGAAAATCAAACTGTGGAAGATGAAAGATCAGTATTTCCGCGAATACTACCGCAGTGGAAATATCTTTTATTATCGGATCGATGGCAAGTTCAATGCCGAAGATTTTAAACTTCTTTCAGGTCTCAGCGAGAACGGGATTGTGAATAATCGCGTCCCTCTTCGCTATATTCTAATTAATCCATACGAGATCGTTGCAAAAATTTCTAGCTCCTTTGCGGAGGCTGTATATGAAAAAGTTTTATCTGAATATGAACTTGAGAGGCTGAAGAACCCAAAAGACGACGCTGACGTTGAGCTTCTAAAAGGGTTTCCTCCAGAAGTTCAGCAGCAGATAAAGAGCAAGCAGTATTTTAGAGACGGGTTAAAGATGAAGCTCGATCCTCAATATTTGCTTTATTCTTTTTACAAAAAACAAGATTACGAGCCTTTCGCCATTCCCTTCGCCTATCCTGTTTTAGAAGATGTCAACGCAAAGATCGAACTAAAGCATATCGATCAAGCGATTTCCCGTACCGTCGAAAACGTTATTCTTTTGATTACGATGGGCGCGGAGCCAGATAAGGGCGGAATTAATCCTGCCAATATGACAGCAATGCAAAACCTTTTCATGAGCGAAAGTGTTGGTCGCGTTCTGGTTTCTGACTATACCACAAGAGCCGAGTTTGTTATTCCTGATCTTAAAAAGGTGGTGGGCGAAGAGAAATATAAGATCTTGAATCAAGATATTAAAGAGGGCTTAATGAATGTGCTGCTTGGAGAGGAGAAGTATAATGGTCAAAATGCAAAGATTAGCTTCTTTATGGAGCGTTTGAAAGAAGCGAGAAACTCTTTCCTGAATGATGTTCTCCAGCCTGAAATCATCCGCATTTCAAAGGATCTGGGATTCAGAGCTTATCCTACAGCTAAGTTTACCG